TGGGATATCTTCAACCTGTGTTGATCCACCGTGGTCATTTCTTTTGCCCCAGGCGATTGTTGCTGGTGCAGCATCTCGCTGAACCGGGAATACAATCAAGTCACTCAATTTGAGTGGGTACCGAAGCTCATCGCCAAACGTCTTGAGCATTTGGTATTGCATGCCATAAGTAGACCGACCTTCAGAAGCTTCTCGGTCCATCAATTCTTCCAGGTCAAACCGAACATCCCAAACACTGTCGCCAGGTTTAGCTGTTCCATTGTCTAGGGCTTCTTGCAGCTCTGGTGCCAGGTCATCTGGAGCTTCCCATTCCCCGCCAGGGTATTGTGCTGTCCAGGATCTAAACACATAGCCGGCATCATCTGCTAAAGCTGTATACAAGCTTTCAGGGTGGTGATTTGTTCCCAGGAAGATAACATCTCCACCAGGGATAATGATGTTGTCATACTCTTTGACTTCTTCTCGAAGTCGTGTTCTCATGTCCAGGGTCAATGTAGTTTGGTTTGTTTCAACGTCATCAGAAATAATACACGTTGCACGTGTTCCGGTAAGTTGCCCGGTGATCGAAGCTGCTGTGAATGATGGCGTTCTATCGTCTGATGCCTGTCGAATATCAAAAGCTAGTGCAGAGTCCCGCTGACCAGCATGTCTGTCCGGGCTCATGTGCTGGAGAAATGAAACACCACGGATCCACTTTCTTACCATGTACAAGGAGTCTTTACTATGACGTTCTGATTTACTGACCAGGAGAATCCTGTCGTTTGGTTCTCTGAACAAACGCCAGATACAATATGCCAGCGTAACCCACGTCTTTGCTGCACCACGAAATGCCCGGACCCCACGCCTTCGAGGACCGTATTGCAACCAATTCGCCATTTGCGATTGGTGGGGTGCAGGGGTAGGAAGGTTGATAGCAAGCCAGAGCTGGTCCAGGAAGAACGGAAAGTCTGCTGCAAGCTTCTTGACAAACTCCTCAATCTGTTCTGTGGAAAGTGAATCGGAAGTCGTTTTTTGACCTTGCATAGAATCGGAGCCACCAGCCACCCATTGGTTTGGGTGGTCCCCCTCTTTCAATGTGCCATCCAGCTGTTCCATCTGCATATTCATCCTTGTATGTTGCCATTTTAATGTGGGTTTGTTCATCTAGGTAAACTACGCCCTTGTCACTGATACGCTCCCTGGCAATAGGGACTTGCCACGCATCATGCGTATGTCCTGATATAACTATATCGGCATCTGGCAAATAAACAGCTTGTCTGTTAGTCTGTATTACTCCCCTGGTCACAGGACCTCCACCTCCAGATCCGTGGAAGTATTTTAGACGGAACCTCTTTTTTGACCCGTGTCTTTGTATAACGAAATTGACCCACCCACCGTAGTTTCCACGGATAATCTGACTGTTCGTCTTTTGGTTCAGACCTTCTACTGTTCTGCTTGTTAAACATGTGCCCCACTTTTTCCTAACGGCTGTTTCGTGGTTGCCCTCCGATATGAGAATCCAGTTGTTTGCGTATGGACTGTAAAACTCTACTGCCTTGTTTACAAGTTCGTCAAAATAATCTTCAACGTTGTACTCATCACGCATGGTGTTTCGATTTGCCCTGCGATCATTCTTCGATTCCATCGCACAGTGCATGTCGCCGATATCCAGGATACCGGCATTTCGCTCTAAAGCTTGGTCCAAGTGCCTTTTTTCCAGTTTGTGGTTTGATTTCGCATTGTCGTGGTGCCGGTCTGCTGTCAATAAAAACCATTGCTCCCAGCCCGTTATTTTGTTGGCTGTAATACGAACCTCTGTGCATGCGTTACTTAATTGTTTAACCTCAACATTTTTGTCCATCCATAGATTCCTCTGTGTCTAAAGCCGGCAAGCTTGCCTTAAACTTGTGCCCATTAGCTTTCATTTCTTTAATGATTGCACCAATAGGATTTTCTTCGGTGGGATTCGTAGAGATGCCACAGTCCTTCAGTCGTTGTCGAACGATATTTAGATCCGCAGCAGACGCTTCGACTTGCACTAAATCCCCGTCTTTTGTCATTATCTGACGACCGTTCTTTATTAGGTCTAAAAGGCGGTTATCTAGCTGGTCACTCAATAGTTTTAATACATCCATTATTTTTCCCTTATTGCTTCTGGTACTACTGGTAGCCCAGTTGTTCTATACAAAGCTCGAAGTATTGCTTGGTTTTGGAATGGAGCTAACGTTGCAGCTCGATAAGCTGTTGTTTCATCAATCTCTCCAGCACCAATCAAGTCATACATAACATCTGTTGCTGTACTTGCTGTTGATCCGGTTGGTCCCAACGATTGCACAACGGTTTTTGTTCCTGGATCACCCCAGTAAAATCCCTGGCTGGCTCCGCCGCCAACCCGGTTGTCAAACATAACACCTGGACTTATTGGTACGCCAAGAGCGTCTGTGATACCAAACAATCTGTTGATAGGACCAGATATACCCGAATATACCCACGCCTTGTACATCATGCCTTGTGGGTTTTCTTCCCATTGCTCAATGGTTTCAGAGAAGTTACGCCTTCCAGATAGGTGGTTTGTAATGCCATCTGTTATAGATCCAATCATTAAATACATACCCATGTACCAAAGCTGGTTTTGAGCCGGCATTTGTGCCATTGGAATCATTCGTTGGTGCAAGAACGCAACCATAAACGTTTGGAATTGGTTAAACATCTTGCCCCAGGTGTTGAAGTTGATTAACGGTCTATCATAAACCCCCGGTGTGACAACCAGGTGCCTATTAACTTCATCATTGATTCTTGAGTGGATAGTATCTAAAAGACTCTTGTTCCCTGGGTTGCTGTTCCAAGCTTCGAAGTTTGGATTAAAGAACCCTTTTTCATTCTTCATATAACTATCAAAGCTCATCTTACTTTTGATAGACGTAACACCATCATTCATTACACCGTGGTTGTACAACTGTGTGTGATAGTGTATTGCTGAATCAACGTCCAAGCCCATTTGATTTACTTTTGCAGCACGGAACCTAGATAGTCGCACTTTTCTTAAAGCTTGTCCAATCGGCATGCCGCCCTGGACCATCTTGTCTGCACGAATCATTTTCTTTGAAATAACGTTAATTTTGTCCAGGGTCAACATTCCTGCAAGACGCTTGTTTGCATTTGTTATGAAGTTCATTCCGGATATGCGACCAGAAATATCAGCTACCTTCGCAGACCCTTGTTCGATTGCAGCAGATATTTTCCTGGTGCGTCCGCCACCAAACCCATAGTCCAAGACATTAAAGTCAAAGTCGTTAATAGATCTTGTTCTGTACATCTTGTCTGCCCAAAGACCTAATACTTCGAGGTCCCGGTGTGGAAGATCCTTAATTATTCCAAGGGCTCTTGGTATGTATCTTATGGTTGATGGTCGTGATATCATGTACAGCGTTATTGGTGCAATGTCATTGAGCTGTGCCCATCCAACGCTACCCAGTTTGTTCATAAAGTTGTACCGCTGTATTGTTCGACCAAAGAAACTCATAAAGCTGTCTGGGTCTACAACTGCTGCATTGCCAGGATTCTTTCCTCGCAACGCATCCATTGGCAAGAACAGGTCCCTGGACACTTTGTTTCGGAGAGAATGGATCTTGTCCGCTGTCCTTGTGTCACCACCACGGTCCGCAACCTCCGCCATCACATTAAACTCATTATCTACAATGGTTCGAAGGTCCTCTGGTGTCTTTACTTTTCCGCCACCAGGGAGCCGGTATTTATTGAATATCTCTGGATTACTTGATATTGACCTACGTATACCTATTTCACCAGATATTTTGTGGTCATAACGCATCATAGGTCTAGTAATTTCATTATCGGTCCAGTTGATAACGTCATCATAGTCAATACCTAATGTTCTTTTACGTAGGTGTGGGGACATGGCATGCGGTACACCACCACTAGATAAAGGATCCATGACAGAATCACGGACGCTTTGTGCATGTTTAATATGTACTTGTGTTAGCTGCCTTCGGTAAGCTTCTAGGAGGTTTGGGGGGAGGTCGCCTTCGGTAACGTCCCGCCATTTGCCACTCTCGCCTTCGAACGGTTGTATACCGCCGTCATCCGCTTGTCGCTGCTCCAGTCTTCGCCTGTCTGCATCAGTGCGTGTACCAGACTCCCCGTCCGTTCGTACACCTCTGCTGCCTGGCGTTCCCCGTTCATCCGTAGTTCGAAGTGTGCTTCTTGATCTATCTTCGGCATTTCTTATTCCTTCCTCTATATTATACTCTGATTTAACTCTATTGTCAACTGCCCTTTTAGTACCAGATTTAGTCATAAACCGCAGCTCTGGAGCAGGACCTTTACTCGATTTTAATGTGAACGGAACCTCTCCACCCATTGCTACGTCATAATGCGATGTAGACTTTAATGGAATATCTGATATTTTATTTCCTTTGACATCTGTGAGTGGATCTCCCCACCAGTCCTGTGCTTTTATTACGCCATCATCACGCATTTTGTTGTGGATTTTCAAAGATTTTCTTCCATATCTTCCGGCACTTATGTCTAGCGGTATAAGACGACCACTATGACCCCACCTATGAAGTCCACGATCTACGATATCTGTGAGTGGTAGATCAACAGCCATAATGTGCACATCGTAGCCAGCATCTCTAGCCATACTCGCAAGGGTAGAAATATCTCCTATATGAGATCCAATCTTTGGATACAC